AACGCCAGCTCGAGGAGATCTTGATCGCGCTCCCGCAGCTGTCGTGGACGTTGCACACGATCTGCCCGGAGCTCACCCGCGCGCTCGGGGTGCGTTGCGGTGCCCTCGCCGCCGACATCGACCGGGCGCTGCAGCGTTCGTTTGGGGAGATTCTCTGATGGCCCGACCCAAGGACCCGAACCGCGAGAAGCGCGGCACCGGCCACCACCCCACGAACGCCAAGCCGAAGGTCGAGCTGGTCCGTTCGTTGCCGATCGACCAGGCACCACCACCGCCGGAAGACCTGCCGCACGACGTGCATGAGCTGTGGCGAGTGGCGATCGCCGAGCTCCAGCACAAAGGGCTGCGTCCGGCGGACTACGAAGCCCTCCGGCTGATGTGCCTCCAGGCGTTGCGGGCCCGTCAGGCCAGCGACCACGTCGCGACGTGGGGCCTGCTCGTCGAAGGTGAGCGCGGCCCGATCCCGAACCCGATGGTGCGGATCGAACGCGACGCCTCGATGATGTACATCCGCATCGCCCAGGACTTCGGGTTGACGTTCGCGAGCCGGCTGCGCCTCGGTCTGATGCGTCTCTCCGGCGAGTCGCTGCTCGGTCAGCTCAACCGCGAGCTCGACGAAGGCTGACGTGGCCGCCGCGAAGACGCCGGCCAAGAAGGCCACCCCCAAGAAGAGCGCCGCGAAGAAAGCCACCGGTCCGGCGTCGACCTCGAGGAAGCGACGCGCGCCGGTCCAGAAGACCGCGCCGCCGGTGCGGGTCGATCGGTTCTTCAAGCGGCACCTGCATCACTTCACCGGCCAGTTCGCCGGCGAGCTGTTCGAGCTCGAGCGGTGGCAGCGCGACGAGATCATCGCCCCGCTGTTCGGAACCCTCGACCGCAACGGGTTCCGCACCTACCGCGAGGCGCTGATCGGCATCGCCCGTGGGAACGGCAAGAGCCCGCTCGCCGCAGGTATCGCGCTGTATGGCCTCTACGCCGACAACGAACCCGGCGCGGAGGTGTTCTCCCTCGCGGCGTCGAAAGCCCAGGCCCGCATCGTGTTCGGCGCCGCCCGCCAGATGGTGCTCAGCTCGCCGCTGCTCAGCGCCTCGAGCAAGGTGTACAAGGACGCCATCGAGGTGCTCGAGACCGGCTCGGTCTATCGGGTGATCTCCAGCAACTCCGATCTGGCCCACGGCTACAACCCGCACATCGTCGTCGTCGACGAGCTCCACGTGCACAAGAAGCCCGACCTCTACGAGGCGATGCAATCGGCGTTGCACAAGCGCCGCCAGCCGCTGCTCGTCTCGATCACCACCGCCGGGTTCGACCGCAAGACGATCGCCTGGCAGCTCTACCAACGCGGGATCCTCGGCACCGACCCGCGGTTCTTCTTCAAGTGGTACTCGACACCCGACGACGCCAACCTCAACGACACCCGCGGGTGGCGGCTCGCGAACCCGGGCAGCTGGATCACGATCGCGGCGCTGCGCGACCAGCGCCGACGGATGCCCGAACCGGTGTTCCGCCGGCTGCACCTCAACCAGTGGACCGCGACGTCGGGGACCTGGTTGCGGATGGATCTGTGGGACCGGTGCTCGGGCCGGCCGCGGATCCCGAAGGGCGCACCGGTCGTCATCGCAGTCGACGCTGCCCCCAAGCGTGACACCACCGCGGTGATCGTCGATCACCGCACCGCCGACGGCCACCACCACGTGCTCAAGTGGATCTTCGAAGTCGACCCGGAGATCGGCTACCTCGACTTCGACGCCGTCGAGGACCTGCTGCGCGAGCTCGCCCAGGTCTACGACGTGCGCCGGATGCTGTTCGACAAGTACGCGATGGTCCGCTCGATGCTCACCCTCGCCGGCGAAGGCCTCCCCGTCGAGGAGTTCCCGCAGACCGATTCGTACATGGTGCCGGCGTCGCAGGGCCTGTTCGACCTGATCACCGAACAGAAGCTGCACCACGGCGGCGATCCCGACATGCGCGAGCAGGCGTCGGTGGCGGTCGCGCGCGAGACCGCCCGGGGTTGGCGACTCCACAAGCTGATGAGCACCGGGCACATCGACTCGATCGTGGCGCTCGCGATGGCCGCCCACGTCGCCGAGCTCGAAGCCGCCAACGACACCGTCTCGCCGACGGTGATCACGGCCGGCGCCCGGTGACCGTGTGCGTACCGTCCGACCCATGACCGCTCGCACCCGCCAACTCGACGCGCTCCTCGCCGCCAACCGGGAGCTCCACGGCCAGGTCGAGGAACTGTTGACGGAGCTCGCCGAGAAGCGTTCGTCGACCGACTCGTGGTTGCGGGCCGTGACGCTCGATGTCGTGATCGTGCACACCACCGACGAACGGTCGATTCAGGGGCTGCTCGCCGCGGTGACCGACCAGGAGCTCGTGCTCGAGCACGCCAAGTACCTGTCGGGCGCGAGCGCGGCGGATCTCGCGGGCCGGGTGATGATCCCCCGTCCGCGGGTCGCGTTCGTGCAACGCCCGAACCCGGTGAGTGTCGAGAGTCCATGACGACGCTGCTCACGACCGACGGGCTGATGTCCGTCGCGCCCGCGAAGTCGTTCCCGTACCCGGGCGGGTTCCGCACCTTGACGGGCGCGACGCCGGGGTCGATGCCGCTGTTGACGCGCGAGCAGACCGCGACGACGTACGAGGGGATGTTCCGCAACCAGCCGTGGGTCAACGCGGTGGTCACGAAGCTGGTGAAGGGCATCGCCCGACTGCCGTTGCACACGTTCAAGTACACCGACCCGGAGATGGAGAACCGGGTCCGGGTCAAGAACGACTCGCTCCCGAAGCTGTTGGCGAACCCGTTCCCGCGCGGGTCGTCGTGGACGTGGAAAGCCGCGACGGCGTGGAACCTGTTCGTGCATGGCAACGCGCTGTTGCTGAAGGTGCGAGGCGGTGCGGGGCAGCCACCGTCGGAGCTGTGGCCGATCCCGTGGCGACGGGTGGGTGTCTGGTCGGACGGGCCGTTCGGTCCGGTGATCGCGTACATCTACTACACGTCGGACGGGAAGATGATCAAGCTCGACCCGTCCGACGTCGTGCACTTCCGCCTCAACGAGAACCCGGGCCCGATCGGGATCGCGCCGCTCGAGCCGTTGCGGCGCACCCTCGCGCTCGAAGACGCCGCGCAGGTGTGGGCGGGCTCCTACTTCGAGAACGGGGCGTCCCCGTCGGGGATCTTCAAGACCGCCAACAAGCTCGACGACCGGACGTTGCCGCGGTTGCGAGCTGAGCTCGACGCGGTGTACGGCGGGGTCGAGAACGCCGGCCGGTTCGCGATCTTCGACCAGGGCCTCGAGTTCTCCCAGGTGTCGCAGTCGCCGGCCGACGCGGCGTTGATCGCGCAACGGAAGCTGCACCGGGAAGAGGTCTGCGGTGTGTACGACGTCGCGCCGCCGCTGGTCGGGATCCTTGACCGGGCGACGTTCTCGAACATCACCGAGCTGCACGCCGCCCTCTACCAGGACGCTCTCGGACCGCCGTTGACGATGATCGAAGAGACGCTGTGGGCGCAGCTGATCGCGCCGGAGCCGATGTGGACCGGCCAGTTCAGCGAGTTCTACCTCGCCGAGGTGCTCAAAGCCAAGGTGCTCGAGCAGGCGCAGGCCTATCAGGCGTTGGTGACCGCGGGTGTGTGGACCCCGAACGATGCCCGCCGGGCCGACAACAAGCCGCCGATGGACGATCCCGACGCCGACAAGATCTGGATGCCGTTGAACATGATCCCGATCGGCGGCGCCGCCGAAGACGTCGCGTTGCGGGCCCGGGCCGCGGTTGCGGTCGCGGGCACCGCGCCGGCGTTGCCGGCCGCGGCACTCTCCGACTCGGGCCTGTTCGAGATGGCAGGAGCAGCCGGCGATGCCGGGTGACACCTCACCCACGATGGGTTCCGTGACGCAGCAGCTGTACCGCAAGTCGTTCAAGGTCGTCGAGTTCAAGGCGGGCGCGACGCCCGGCGAGTACGAGGCGATCGTGTCGGTGTTCAACAACGTCGACGACGGCGGCGACCGGGTGCTGCCCGGAGCGTTCGCCGATGACATCGCCGCGAACCCGACCCCGCCGGTGGTGTGGTCGCACATGTGGGGTGTCCCGCCGATCGGCGAGACGCTCGAGTGGAAAGAAAACGACGTCGGCCTGTGGGTCCACTCCCGGCTGTTCATCGGCAAGGACGAAGATCACCAGTACGCCCGCATGTGCTACGCCGGCATGAAGTCCGGCGCGTTGCGCGAGTTCAGCTTCGCGTACGAAATCCTCGACGGCGGCTACGTCACCGAGAACGGCACCGAGATCTACGACCTCCGCAAGCTCGCCGTGTTCGAGCACGGCCCCTGCCTGGTCGGCATGAACCGCGAGACGGAGCTCCTCCAGGTTGCTGGCCGGCCCGGTCTGCCGGAACACCAGACGCCCGCCGGCGGCCAGAAGCGTGAACGGATCTCGGTGACGGCCCCAGCCGCCAAGGACGGTGTCCTGGACGGCTTGGACCAAGCCGCAGGGCTCGTCGCCTCGATCGACGCCACCCTCGACGCCGCCCTCGAGGCGCTTCCCGACGACGTCCCGACCGCGGTTGGGTTGCTGACCGCGCTCGACGTCGTGGTCGACGAGCTCATGGACGCCATGGGCATTCCCGACCCCGACGAACCCGACGAGCCGGCCGACACCGGCGAGGGGAAGACCTCGGGTGACATCCCTGCGAACCTCGAAACCGTGACCACGTTGATGGCGAAGACCCGCCACGTCCAGGAGGACAAGTAGATGCCCGACCTCAAGGAGCAGGCCATCGCGCTGCAGACGACCATCGCAGCGAAGGAAGCCGAGGCCGCCACCAAGTGGGTCGAGTTCGACACGCTGCGCAAGTCCGCGGTCGACGAAGGTGTCGACTTCACCAAGGACGCCGACGCGTTCAAGAAGCTCGACGAGGCGAGCAAGGGCTACGACACCCTCCGCGACGAGGTCGCCACCATGAAGGAGAACTGGGGTCGCCTCGTCGCGATGGCCGCCGAAGGTGAGCCGGGCTCGCCGTTTAAGGCCGACCAGGGCCCCGTCGACCTCGACACGCTGAAGCGGTCGAAGGCGTGGGGCGAGATGGTCGTCGAGTCCGACATCTACAAGAACCTCATCAAGTCCGGCCGGCTCGACAACAGCGCCAGCCCGATCGGCTCGCTCGACGGGGTCAAGGTCGCGAGCCGTCAGCAGGTCAAGTCGCTGCTCACCGGCGCGAGCGACACGTCCGCCGGCGCGTTCGTGTTCCCCGACATCCAGTCGGAGTGGGTCGGGCTGCCTCGCCGGCCGTTGACCCTCGCCGGTCTCGTGACCGTCGGGACCACCAACTCCGACACGGTGGAGTGGGTCGAGCAGGACACCCGCACCAACAACGCCGCCGAGACCGCGGAAGCCACCGCCACGGGTGACGGTTCCGGCGCCGCGCCCGAGTCGGCCACCACGTTCGTGGTGCGCAACACCGTCACGGAGGACATCACGCACTTCATCCCGGCGACCCGTCGGGCGATCGCCGACGCCGAGCAGCTGCAGACCATCATCAACTCCGAGGTCGGTGACGGCGTCCGGGAACGTCTCGACACCCAGATGGCCTCCGGTGACGGGTCGTCGCCGAACCTGCGAGGGATCTACAACACGTCCGGGATCCTCACCCGGGCGCTCGGCACCGACTCGCGATCCGACGCGGTGCACAAGTCGATCACGCAGATCCGCCTGGGGTTCTTCGAGCCGACCGCGGTGGGGATCCACCCGACCGACTACCAGTCGATCCGCCTCGAGAAGGACGCCAACGGCAACTACATCTACGGGCCGCCGTCGCAGGCCGGTCCCCCGACGATCTGGGGGCTCACCCCGGTGGTGTCGCCGGTGTTCACGCAAGGCACGCCGATCGTCGGCAACTACGCCATGGGCGCCACGCTGTGGCTGCGTGAAGACCTGATGGTGGCGTTGAGCGACCAGCACTCCGACTACTTCGTGCGCCGCATGGTCGCGGTGCTCGGCGTGCTCCGCGCAGCGTTCGGGGTGAAGCGGCCCAAGTGCTTCGGCACGGTCACCGGCTTCTGAGCCGATGCCGTGCGCTGCATCGTCTGTGGCGGACCGGGCGGCGCGTGCGCTGACCAGTTCCTGAGCGGGCTCGTGCTCGTCCAACCGCCCCGCCGACTGAAGGGATCCACCATGACCCAGGAGATCGCCACCGAAGCCATCGTGCACTACGACGAGCACGGCGACGGTGTCGTCCTGGTCGCCAAGGGTGACGTGATCCCCGACCACGTGCGGCGCTTCCTCGCCGACGGGCCGGCGTCGGCCCCGGCCGTCCCGGTCAACCCGGACGCGGCGCTGGTCCCCGAACCGGAGCTCCTCGACGCGATGTCCGTCGCCGAGCTCAAGGCCGTCGCCGCCGACGAAGGCATCGACCTGGCCGGCGCGAAGCGCAAGGCCGACATCGTCGCGCTCATCACCGCCGCACGTTCCGGAGAGGAAGCCATGAAGAGTCCCGACGACGCCCACAACAAGGCCCGCACCGGTGCGTCCAACAAGGGCGTCAAGGGGCCGGTCGACGCCGACGAAACCCCGGGCCCCGACGACACGTCGTCGGTGGCCACGGGCGACACCAAGGAGTAACCGACCATGCCCCAGTTCGACTCTGTCAACGGCCGGTGGATCCGAGCGGTCGACGCGCCGCTGCACCCGTCCGCGGCGCGCACCACGACCGGCAACGGCACCGTCGAGCAGGACATGGCCGACGCGACCACGCTGCGCCTGCTGCTCGCGGTCACCGCGGTCGCCGGGACCAACCCGACGCTCGACGTGAAGGTCCAGACCCGCGAGTCGACGTCGGGCACGTGGCGGGACCTGCCCGCCCAGGGAGCGTTCGCGCAGAAGACCGGCGTGTCGACCGAGCAGAAGGTGTTCACCGGCTGCGACCGGTACGTGCGGATCGTGTACACGATCGGCGGCACCGGAAGCCCGTCGTTCACGTTCTCGGTCACCGGCTCGGCCGTCTGACCGAGCTGCTCGTGCAGCGATACCTGCGCGACAGCGCCATCCTGCTCGCGCTCGAGCTCACCGACGTCGACGACCTCCCGACGCCGGCGTCCGCCGTCGCGGTGACGATCACCGACTCGGCTGGTGTCGCGCTCACCGGTTCACCGTTCGCCGGCACGCCGGTACTCGACGATGATGACCAGCCGTGCCCCGGCGCGTTCACCGTCGCGGTTCCTGTCGCCCAGGCCGGCGTGCTCGACGTCTACACCGTCGACGCCGAGTACACGATCGACGACGCCGACCCGCAGCGACGCCGGTCCCAGTTCGAGATCGTCGGCGGGTTCCTGTTCGGTCTGCAGAAGCTGCGCGACTCCGACGACGAGCTCGGCGACGACGCCGACGACCCGCCACCGGCGCAGGTGCTGCGCGACGCGCGTGACGGTGCCATGGACCGGTTCGAGCATCGGTGCCGGCCGTCCTTCTGGCGGCGAGGACGTCGGGTACGTCTCGACGGCAAAGGCCTCGAGGTGCTCGTGCTCCCCGACCTGTACCCGCAGGAGATCATCTCGATCTCGGTCGATGGTGTCGCGCTCACCAGCGACCAGCTCGCCGTGCTGACCGTCTACGAGTGGGGCGGTCTCGGGCTCACCGCCGACGTCTGGCCGCGCGGGTACCGCAACATCGAGCTGTTCTACGAACATGGGCTCGACAGCTCCCCGCAGGTGGTGAGCTCCGCGGGCGTCAAGCTCGCCAAGTCGTACGTGATCAAGTCGCCGATCCCGGACCGGGCGACGTCCGAGTCGACGGGTGACGGCTCGACGTGGCGGGTGTCCGTCGCGGGTCGTGACGGACCGACCGGCATCCCCGAAGTGGACGCCATCCTCGGCGAGTTCGAGGGTGGCGGCATCGTGGTCGGCTGACCGGTGACGCTGCAACAGGACGCGGCCCTCGTCACCGCGATCCCCGCCGCGCAAGACGCGCTCGCCGCGGGACTCGAGCGTCGTGATGCGTTGGCCAAAGTCAAGATCGACGTCGGGTACCCGGCCGGTGGCTTGAAGCTCGAGCACATCTGGCTCTCCGGTGTGATCGACGACTGGACCCAGGAATGGTCGACCAGCGGCGACGGCGGCCCGGCCGGCATCGACGAGTCGTTCACGCTGCACACCCTCGTCTACGTCCAGAAGAGCGGCGCCAACTACACCGTGGTCCGCAACCGGGTCGTGGAGCTCATCGCCGAAGTGCAAGCGCAGCTCCGTTCCGACTTCACCCTCGGTGGGACGGTGCAGCTCGCCACCATCACGGGCGGCGGGCCCGGCTGGGACGAAGGCCTCCAGGAACGCTCCCGGTCGGTGCTGGTCGACATCCCGATCCACTGCGACGCGTACCTCACGGCGACGTGAGACAGCCTCGGGTGACACGAATCCGATGATGTCGATCGTGCGTACCTTCACCGTTCCCCAGCCCGTCAGCGGCGAGTACAACCACGCGTTCCTGGGCACGATCGTCTACCGCTTCCCGGCCGGCACGGTGACGCCGGTCAGCGAGCAGGAAGAGATCGCCCTCGAGGAGGCGCTCGTCCCCGCCGGGCTCGCCACCCGCAACAGCGACGAACCCCGCGAGATCGTCGCTCACAGTTTTCCGGCGGAAAAAGTCGCTGAGGGTCAGCTGCTCGAGGCGATGACCGTCGCCGAGCTGCGCGACGTCGCCGCGAGCACCGGCATCGACCTGGGCGCAGCGAAGCGCAAGGGCGACATCATCGCCGCGATCGTCGCCGGCACCGAGGTGACGCCGGCGCAGGACGACCCGTCGCACTCGGCGGCCGCCCAGGACGACACGTCGGGATCCCCGGACGACAGCTCCGGGCCGCAGACCAACGAAGCAGGAGACGAGTAGATGACCGCCCCGATCCAGAAGGCGCTCGGCCTCGTCGGCCTGTCAAAGCAGGCCGCGAAGGGCACGCCGGACGCGCAGCCCGACTTCGTGTACGGCATCTCGTCCGGCGGCATGTTCAAGGCCGACATCACCCAGGACGACGAGGAAGTCACGCTCGACACGGCCCGCATCGCGACCGACGCGAACCGGATGAGCGTCGTGCCCGGTCAGGCGTACAAGACCCGGGCGTACGCCAAGACGATCGGGCTGATGCTCTACGGCGCCCTCGGCGCGATCGCCGACTCGGGCACGAACCCGTACACCCACGTGATCACGCCGGCGTCGGACACGCCGTACCTCACCGGGTGGGGCAAGCACGGCGGCCAGCTGTACCGGGTGCAGGACGCCAAGATGGACGAGCTCGACATCGCCTGGAAAGGCGCAGGGCCGCTCGAGGTGTCCCCGACGCTGATCGGCACCGTGATGGGCTTCCCGGGTTCGATCACCCCCGGCGTCGACGACTCCCAGGCCGCCTACTTCCGCGCCGCGGGCGGGACGTTCTCGATGGACTCCGCGTCGGGCACCCCGGCCACCGCGCCCGTCAACGCCGGCGCGATCAAGATCGCCAACGGCGTCGCGCCGATCATCCTGTCCGCCAGCGTCGTACCCGACGACGTGATCGTCGCCGCGCAGGTCATCACCGTCAGCCTCACGTTGGCGGTCCCCAGCCTCGCCGAATGGCGCAAGGTCGTCACCGGATCCAGCGCCGGCACCACCGTGTCACAAGCCGCGGTGAAAGGCAGTTTCGCCACCCACTTCGCCATCGACGCCAACAACACCCTCGACCTCGCCGCGGCGAACGTCGCGTTCACGTGCGACTTCCCCGACTCCGACCCGAAGGGTGGGCCCACCGAAGTCGAGATGAAGGGCTCGGTGCTCATCGGTTCGCCGGCGTTCACCGCGACGGT